CCGGTTACTACCGATGCAGGAACTGCGTATGTAAACGTAACTGTCGTTGCAGTGGTGCTGAGGTCTGCGGCCAGCGTGTTGATCTCGTATCTAAACGACGAGGCCAACTGACGCTTGACTCGTTCGACGGCAGCGCTGACACGGGTACGGGTCACCGCTCATCCTTTCGGACAGTGGTGAGTAGGGGGGCGGGGGAACCAGGCACCCCCCTACTCACCGATTGTCGGGTATCAGACTCCGGAGCTCGGGAGAGCGGCAGCTAGGTTGAGTGCCGTCCACTTGGCCATGTGGTCCTGACCCTTGACCTGGAAACCACACTCAGCCACCATCATGAACGAGTCGGTGTCGTCAGTCTTAGCAAGCTTCTGGGCCACAAGCGGCTGGAAGACTCGCTGGATGAAGTTGTCACGGTTGTAAGCAAACGCTTCGGTCTTGCGGACGTAACGGTTGCGGACCAATGTGACCTCACCGAACTCGGTCATGACGACCTGAGCGCGACGACGGCCACGACGGGCATCCTCGACGGTCACAGTCTGCACGCGCTCGTTGCCCATGATGTTGTTCAACGCCTGGAAGTGAGCCGGCCGAGCAACGATGAACTCGAAGTATCCACCGTTGTCGTATGCAGCCTGCTGCTGGGTCTGAATGTTGCTCACAGTCAACCAGCTCGACGACGAGTCAACGTTGCTGGTGATGTAGTGGTTCAGACCGCCAGTGGAGCGAACGCGGGTGGCCGTGTCCTCATACTTGATGCCGTACAGGGCGGCCTGCTCGATGCCCACATTGCAGTGGAGCATGGCGTTACGCATCTGCTTGTTCAGTTCGTTCGGCACGCCGTACTTCGGAATCGACTGCTCGGTACGCGACACCGTGAGCTTCTTGCTGAAGATCTGGGTGTAGTTCGAGTACTTGTCACGACCCTGGAAGTTGGCCGAGCCAATGTTGCCTTCTGCAAGGACAGTGCCAAGACCAACAATCTCAGATCCATCAGCATGCGATGCTGCGGTCGTGCCAAGTGCACCACGAGTCACGGTCAACACTTCGGTGCTCGTGTTGACACCGGTGACCAAGCACACCTCGTTGTCGACGCGCACAGCGTCACCAACAGCAAACTTGACAGCATCGCCAGTGGTCATAGTCCAAGCGGTCTCGCTATCGTCGAGTGCTTCCGACACGGTGCCACGGGGCAGAGGGACTTCCTCTTCCATCCAGTAGAACACGGTGTTGTCAACCGGCGCCTTGCCAATCACACCCAAGCCATCCGATCCGATGCCCGAAAGCAGCGGCAAATCCTCCGGCGAGAGAATGTAAATCAGCTCATCGATATTGATCTTCGTCTCGACCTGGAGGTCGTACGAGTAGAAACTAGGTCCAACCAGTTCCTGTGCCATTGAAGTCATCCTTCCTTTGTGCGACTACGTCGCAGGTGGTCTTTGATCTTGTGCCGTTGTTCGGCTCCCTGTTTCATGCGAACAGGCGACATGTCTTGATTGAGAACCGGCATCTTTGTACCGCCAGGTCTCTCGTCGTAGACGATCGCTTTATTCCATGAAGGCGGTTCGACCCTGTCCTTCCGTCGGTTATGACGGGTAGGAGTTGCGTTCGGACTGACCTGCACACCTTTGGACCGGAGGCGACACCCGTAGTGTTCCTCGCACCCTTCGATCTGACAGATCGTCATCTTTACTTGTCGAACCTGTGTCCAGCCTGATTGCGCTCTGCAGCCCAATCATTCGGATTAAAGATTGCCCTCTTGTCACCTGACGCTGCTGCCACCAAGATTCGATCAATTGCTGCCAAGCCCGAATCGTCCAATGTGGTCCCGCGCTTGCGAGCCTCGTGGAACAACTGGTAAGCCTCGTCGTACGGGTCCATCTCCGGCAGTTCTGCTGCCGCAGCGGGAGCCCCACGATTGAAGCTCTGTCGGAAAGTCTGCTGTTCGCGTTCCTCGGCCGGGATCTCAGCTACCGCGTTCTGCGGGGCGCCGATGAGGCCGAGGTCCATTGCTTCCGTCTTGAGAGCATCGACGTCGTCGCCCTCCCAAGTCTTAAACAACAGCCCACCGATCTTGCTTGCCGTGTCAATACCGGCCTTTGCAAACATCAGCTCTCGCTTCATCTGGGCCAGCTCATCCTGAGCTTTCTTCCCAGCTTCAGCAGCCTTTCGCAAAGAACGAATATCGGGCTGATCGGATTCTTCGTGGTTGTCAATGTCCTGTGCCATGTGGGTTTTCCTTTGGAAGTTGTGTCAACAGCCGTCTTGACCTACACCCGAGACGCGGCGATTTCCCGAGGATGCTTCCGGCGGCCACTAAGTAGCACTCACCTGCAGGGCCCTATGAGCTCACCCGCATCCACAAGGTTATACACACCCTGTGGATAAGTTCAAGTATTTCCAGCGGAAATTACCACTTGACTTTGTCGGCCCAATACGCAGCCGACATTTTGCCCTTAGCAATATTCCGTGCGTGGCGAGCCTTGAACGAAGCCCGCTTCTTGCGCATAGCCGCCGACTCGCCAGCCTTTGGTTTGCCAGCGGTCTTGGCCCCTTGCTCACCAAACCGAATTGTCTTGACCTTGTCGCCTTGCTTGGCAACAACGACATGCGACTTCTTCGGATGGCCGGGCGTGCGCTTTGGCTTGTTATAACCAGATACGCCCGCCCGGGCCAGTCGAGGATCTTTCTTAGCTGCCATAACGGGTCTTGGAGTTATGCGAACCCCAGCCACGAATTGCGTCTGACACCATCTTTCGGACATACACGCCAGCACCAGGATTCACGCCAGGAGCCGGCGTTATGGCGCCGTAACCAGAGTGATAACGACCCGTTGCCGAAGGCGTCCACTTATTCTTGCCAGCCTTCTTGGGCTGATTGCCACCAGGACCAGGCATTTTACTCACATTCCCTTCTTGCGCTTAGAAGACTTTTTTGCCCGAGGCCCCACGAGGGCGTCCGATGAGTTGAACGGAACAACTTCCCAGATTTCTTCCGGCTTGCCTCCGTAGGATACGGCACCCTTATATGCCACACTACCCCTAGATTGGATTCGGTTACCCCTAACGGTTTCTCCATAACCCTTGCCAAATGTCGTTGACTTTTTTGGAGTTACGGCTTTCTTTTTTGACGCCATTACCTTGCTCGCTTTCTTCCCTTAGCAGCCATTTGCTGGAACTTTTTCTTACCGTACTTTTTACGGCCAATAGATGCGGCCAAAGCACCAGGATCTTTAACACCCTGGCCAGCCAACTCCTTCTTTAGTTTCTGAAACCGACCCCCGCCACCAGGAGCCATCGACTTCTTTCTAGCAGCCACATTTCCTCATTTCTGCTTAGAGGCCCAAGCATTGTCTACCAGATTGGGGTACTTCCGCCCAGCATTTTTGGCCCGCGCTCGTGCCTTTTTCTGTTGGGAGGCTGAAAGGGATCGAGATGTTTTCTTGGGCGACGGTTTATTCCAGAACGCTTTTTTGCTAGCCATTAAACAACTCCCGCTCCTGTTACGCCCGTCCCGGAAATAGTGGCCCCGCCGCCAACGCCAGCCTGTTGAACCTGTCTTGTACGAAGTCGATTCTCAAGCAACGCTCGATCAACAGCAGATCCACCGAGCCCAGCCTCAAGGGCCGTCACATCAGTAAGATCCTGCCGTTCACCAAAGGTTTCCACCGTCAACGGCCGGAACTCAGCGGCAGTCTGAACACCTTGACGAATTTCTGCTTCCGACATGGGGACTTCACCAAAACGTTCCGCTTGTGCTCGTGCAACTTCAAACCCCGCGCGACGTCCAAACCCACCAATTTGGCCAACACGAACTGAACGGTCGATCTCACTCAGAGTTTTCTTCGGATCAAGGATTGCCGCAAGCATCGCATTTTCTGCCGACTGCCCGTAGTACTCCGCAAATACATCTTTAACTTCGGCTGGCATTCTCTGCATAGCAAGGAATCCACGCTGTAGTCGATCTTCTACCTGAGTAATTGCTAAACCAGTTTCCATTGCACGTTGCGCATCATCGTTGGAATCATAAAACCAGGATGGAACACCAGCATTGTTCATCAACTGGAAGAACCCCTGCTCATATTCCAAAACCTGGCTTGCCGTCGGAACATATGGCGCATTGGCTTCACGCATTCTAAAAATTACCGAGAATCGCTGACGAAACTCTGGTGTCTGTTCAAGCGCAAAAAGCAATTCATCCTGGGTTTCGATACCAGACTTGATTTGCTCCCACAGCCAACCACTGGGTCGGCCATCGGTGTACTGAAACAAACTTCCAAGACCAATGCTATTTAGAAAACCAGCAAGGCCCTGAAAAACTGCATTGGGATTACGGGTCGTACCGGTCCTCGGATCTTCGAGTTCCTTTTCTTTTTCCTTTCGCTTAGCCTCTTCGTCCCGAGCAATCTTGTCCCGTTCGGCCTGCCGTTGTTCCACGAACGAAATAAGCTGACAGGCATTTGTTTCTGGATCCCATACTTCGCCAGGACCGCATTGCTGCGTAGTCCCGGTAGTAGCAGGAGGCGCCGTGCTAGTAGTGGAACCTCCACTAAAAAATTGGTTGAGTTGCTCGCGTGCACGCTGTTCATTCTGTTGCTGGGCTTGCTGAGCCTGAGCTTGAGAGAGCTGACCAGATGATACTTGGGTAAAAATTTCCCACGCACGGGCCTGTTCGGCCGGGGTCATTGCGTTAAAGATGAGATCACTTTCGCTAAAGTTGCTCATCAGAACACGCTCCTTCCGAAAATTTGTGCAATAGATCGAGCCAACGACGAGGACAACTGACGTGCCTCGTCACTCTGTTCCCAACGCGGGTCTTTGCGAATGTTGCTACGAAGCTCCGCAGTCGTGGCCAACCGCTGGTCCTTCCCTTCTCCAACAGTCACGAGACTCAAAAATGATGGATCATCAAACGACACCGATGCTTCATTCAAGCCAAGACTGTCGGCAATAATCCTTTTCGGTCCGGCCAAAATATCCTGCGGCGACAATCCCTCATCAATCATGCTGGCAAGAAACGGCGTAGCCAACTTTGCCTGAGTTCGGATCAGTGCCTTATACCCATCAGGCGTTGCCTGCCCGGTAGCCAAATTTGTTGCCCAGGTAAGAATGTCCTGTTCAGGTAACTTGACAAGGTACTGCTTAGCCATTGTCTTGATTTCATCACGATAGGCGGTCAATGTTCCCTGGCCAAGTTTGTCCCACTGAATCAAACCAACAAGAGACTGATCAACCTGTTCGGCTGAATAGTTTTGCGCTTCAGCAACCCGGGCAATGTAATTAACTTCTTCCGGCTTGAGGTTAAGACCGAGCTGTTTAGCCCGGAAAAGAATTGACGTCTGAAACGTCCGAATAATATTTTCTCTATCCTGTTGGCTTCGTCCCCCGCCACCCGACGACCTAAACAAGTAGGGAATTGCTGACTGCGGGACGTTGTACCTTGACATCAACATGCCTACGTACATCGGATCGGGGTCGTTGTTCGTCGCAATCATGTGGTCCGCAAAACCAACTGCAAACGACGGATACTGTTCAATAAGAGGTTTCCATTCCGGCGTTCTGCGCATGCTGACTAGAAACCTTGCGCGCTGTTGCTGAGATACAAATGCGGCCCGGCCCTCAGGACCCTGTGCAATCCCGCCCTCGCGCTGCCGAGCAGTATTAATTGATACGTCTGACATTACGAACCTCTGACTTGTTGTCCACGCATATAGCGTTGGTTAAAAGCTTCAAACGCTAGTTCAGCTCGTTCTTGCTGGAACTGTTCATCAAAATACGCCTGGGCCCTTGCCTCTACGTCAACCTTCGGCTCGCCAGTCACAGTCGGCCCAAGCGCAGCATCGCGTTCCCATGTACGGACAGCTCGCATGAAAGAGTTCATTTCATTGCCAGTTAGAGTGCGGCCAAGCACTTTGCCACCAAACTCCTGGGCTGCACTAATCCAACTCTGTGGATCCGAATACTCAATGTTTGCTTCGTTGGCGTAGGTCGAAATTCGTTCCTTCAACAGCGACGATACGGGCGTTTTGGTTCGAGCCGAATCCAACAACATCATGTCCCACGCCAACTTGGTGTTGTCATCGACTGTGCCAAGCGTCGAGTAGGCGCGGCCAATCTGATTGAAATAACCAGCCCGTCCGAGCATTCGCTGGAGAGCAATGACCTGTACACGACTCAAACCATAAATGTATGCACGAGCCTGCCCCGGAGTAAGAGCCTCCAACTTGGGCATATCAATTATTGTCTGGTCAGTAGTTAGCTGATTGAGCCACTCTTCGTTGCGCCGACGGTAGTCATCGAGAAACTGCTGTCCTCCGATTACGCCCGTAAATGCGAATGGCTGAGTGCCAACTGCCTCAAATCCTTTTTCAATGTCTTCACGCAGAGTTTGTTCAACCGGTTGCGCAGTTGCACTCACGACACCCGGCATAAAGCCTTCACTCATGGCAGCAGACGCCGCGTCCTGGCCGGGGGGAACAACAACTGACATTTGGTCGGGTCCTGGCAGTTCTTCAACTGGTCGGTTCCGTGCAGCTTCAACAAGTTCGTCAATATTATCTAGCTCATCCTCAGGTACGTTGGTACGAAGCTGCTCAAGGTATGGCGCAAGATTGATCCTGTTCAGAGCCGCATTTGAAACTATGCCCGACTCAGCATCGACAAATCCATACTTGTATTCATCAGGAAGCGATTCGGCTAGACGGTATAAAACAACCCATCGATGCTTTTCTTGAACTGATCCTCTGCGGCCCTTGGAATAGGTAACTCCAAGAAGACGACCAAGTTCTTCCGCAACGGTTACAACCGACAAAAGTCCTTCGGACTTGAATACACTGTTCGCCGCAACGGCATCACTTTCCAACGGAATCTCAGCCATTGTTACTCCAATCCGGCTTCGGGTTGCAGAACCGTAATCCAATACGGTTGAACCATTGGGTTGTTAATTAGGAATTGATCGACCCATGAACGGAACTGAACCTTTAGTCCCGAAAGTTTCAATTCACCAGCGGTAGTACGGTCAAGTCCGAGCTCTCCACGCAGGATTGTGTACACATCAAAAGAATCCTGAAGGATACGCAAAGCATCAAAGTGTGCCGCCTTGGGAGCCAACGGATCTTTGAGGACAACCCGCATCTCATCAATCACGCGACGACGACGCTGGCGAGCATCGTCTGAAGTAAGCATTTCATTGAACAACGGATGAGTTGCTCGGAAAGCATCGGCCCACTGTAGCCATTGCCTATTTAGCGTACGAGCTTCGTCGGTTCGGCCAGCATTGCGCAGCAGCTGGTATGACTTTTCATAAACAGCCTGGGAATTGAAGTACACATTCGCACCTTCCTTGTACTTGACCATTGTCAAGAACTCGGTTGGTGCCCTACGTTCACGGAGGTTTTCAACCATTTCTGTGTCGAATGCGTACTGGCTCCGAGTGTCATCGCTGTCCTCGCGCTGAGGCAACAGCCAGGCACCGGCATTCGGATACTGCTCGAAGAATCCCTTGTTGTCCAAGTAAAAAGCAATGGAACCGTCAGTAGTTGGAAGCGGCGCTCCCGAGGGTGACGTTGTTTGTGAGACCGTGTACGCCAGCGGATTAAGAATCGACTTAAGCCGTGAATTGGGATATAGCTCAAGGTACCGCTGGGTGCCAGCCTCAATGCCAAGTTCACTAATCAATTCGTAGTAACTCGACGAAAGCAACTCGGCAGGGTTGGTCACCTGTCCGTTGGTAATCCAATCGAGCGATCCGCCTTCGGGAATCTGCAGCAACTGGGATGGGCCTGGCGTAAACCAGCCAGCCAACGCCTGTGAAAACACAATGATTCGGGCATGATCGCGGACCCTGCGGAGATAGTCGTCTCGCTGGCCTGGCGTCGCATCAAACGGCAAACCCTGGTCGGTTGCATCGAGGTGCGCAATGGCAGCGTTCATAGCCGATGCGACGCGCTGGTTGCTTGGGTCTAGATCCGAATCGAAATACGTGCCTAGTGCATTCCAAACATTTGCTACGTGTCGCGGAACGATGGACTCCACGATTGAGTTATAGGCGTATTCACGTCCAACAAATGCTTCCTCGATTGGTTTTGTTTCCGGGAACAACGCTGTGATGGCGTCCATCGACACAGCAACAAATGGTCCCAAAGATGGGCGGCCAAAGTCCCTAGTAAAACCAGGAATAATTCGCTCGGTAGGCGTTTGAATAAGTGCAGTAATCGGAACAAGTTGACCTGGCAACGCCTTTTCAACTGCAGTCGCAAGCAATTCCGAACCGGGGTAAACAAAGTAGTCACGACCCTGTGCGTCGGTACGAACGATGCCCGCAGACTTCAAGCCCATGTAGGTCAACTGAAGTTTACGAATTCGCTCAAGAGTGACCGCCGGCCCACCCTGTGCAAACATCTTTGCCCAACGCTTTAGGAAGTTTTCTTCGGCATACCAGAATGGCAGCAAGCCACGCCCATACTCAGCAAACTGAGACCGAATTTCATGCGAGTCCACAAATGGCATAACATCTCGCACCGCATGCTCGGCGGCAAAGTCCATCAACTGAGCGTCGTGCTCTCGGCGCTGGCGAGCCGATGCCTTGATTGCAGCCCAATCATCGTTGGTCAAAGCAGCAAGAGTCTTTTCAGCTTCAGGTGCATCAACCAACATTGGTCGACCTTCGAAAGCAGAGTTTTCGCCGAAAACGCGGTCGATGTGCTTTAGGAATCCGTCGGTATCGTCGGCAATATTGACAAGTTGCAACTGATCTTTATTGGTATTTGCAAAGTCCAAAAGACCAGGAACGCGCGAATTACCAGGGTTATCTGCGTACCAATATGCAACCTGTGGGAATAGATCCTCGAACTCGTCACCATCGAACCCGCGAAGATAAGCAATGGCACTCAAATTATCCCACTGCTCAGCAGCTTTATCTCCGTGAACGGTCCCAACAACTCGCCCAAATTCAGCCCAAAGCTCTGTTGCTGCTTCAGTCAACTTCGACTCGGGAAGGCGTTGGTTGAACGCAACCATTGTATTGCGTAGCGCGCGTTCCTGATTTGATCCACGGATAGCCCACTGCGTCAGTGCGCGGTTACGTTGGCCCGCAATAACGAAAGCGTGGAAGGCCATTGGCTTACGTGTCAGCGCATCAATTGTAGGGCTGACAATGTTATTAAAACCATACTCCACTACCCGTTCAAACGGGTTCCTCGTCACCGGTCGATACCGCTGAACAATTTCCCAGTCGGGCAAATCTCCCGCATCCGTCCGGGCAACATGCTTTTGTGATGCTGATCGAATATGGGTACGGGTTGTGTAAATAGTTTCCTTGCGGCGTGAACCAATTGGTGCCAACTCAATGGGATTCTTAAGATCATAGAGTCGCCAACCAAGTGCTGACTCAGCGTGGTCAGCCATAATGGGACTCATTACCGGCCACAAAATCTCATTGCTACCCTCGTAGGCAAGTGGTTGGTCCTCAAAGTATCGCTGGTCGCTGAACTTCACAAGCGAGTCTTCATCCAACTTAGGGCTCAAGTAGATCAAATCGTCGCCATCGATAATTTCGCCTGGCACCAATTCAACTGGTTCGCCCATCACGTTGCGATAAAGAGTCGGCACATTGTCAGTATTGCGCACAGTACGAACCAAACGACGGCCTGCTCGCACATTCGAAATAATGTGCTCCATCATGGAATCCATGATTTGAGTCGGTCCCACTTCTTCCTTTAATGAGTCTACCCAGTTCCAAATCAACGGAAAATTTTCATAATTTTCTAGTGTTGCATCGTTTTCGTCCCACCCATAAAGGCGGAATCGCAACGAACCACTTTCGTTTGATGCTGGATATGTAGTGAAACCTGGCAGAAACGTTTCCGGCTCGGTTGGGAAATAAGCTTTACCAACTGCCGGTTTACGGGAAAGAGTTGTAAACGTTTCATTCCGCGTTGCCGACAAATACTCGCCGATAACATCAGCAATTGCGTTTGCGGCTTCTTCGCTCGAAACAATAACGGGCTGTTGCTGCTTAACCGCATTAATAAGTGCCACCACTAATTGATCTGTTGATTCACCACCAGCAAATCCTCTGCGAATAAATGTTTCAAATGCAGGATTATCTTCGGTTCGTTCAAATGCTGAGGTTGGCCCCACCGGAATAATGTCAGAAACAGTTCGCGTATCTACAACGTAAACTGGGGTTGACTCTGGCATCGTATGCCAACGTGGTGAAAGACTAAGGTTCTTAGCAATCTTTGGATCCATCATCATTTCGCCAGCAGCAAACCTCATCGCCGGCATTGCTTCGTCCAAAGAATTAAAAAACGGCGAGTGCGACGGTGTGGTCGAAAACTCCAACGCACGTCGGGCTTCGTCCATAACGGTTAGTTTACTCGGATCAACGTCAAGCGGAGATTGTAGATACCAGTTTGCTTCACTTGGTGAAACCAATTGTGCTCGCCATGCCCCAGCGGGGATAATAATTTCATTTGAGGCATTTGATGAACGCCCCTTAAACCAATCCGATAGATCGTCAGTCCACGTAGTAGATGCAAGAAGATTATCGTTCAGGGCTTGGGAAAGAACCTCGTCGAATATGAGGTCAATACTTTCAGTGATTCCTTCGCCACGCCGATATTGCGAGATCATGTCAGCAACAAATTTGCTAATACCATCGGGGAAAATAGACGGCTGAATTGCTTCAAGAAGTTCCTGTTGGGAAAAATAAACCGCAGATCGTTGATTTAAAATCTGCGCCACATTGCCAACCATTGCTTCAAGTTCTATTCGGACGTCAGCTGCAATAGTTTCAATTGACGCGCCAGATGCCAAACCTGTTTCAATGGTTTCGTTAATAAACGTTTCCATTGGTTCACGCTGGACCATGTAACGATCAAATTGCTGCGCCTTATCAATATTGCGGGCGAGAACAAATTCACGTCGTCCTGTTTCATCAAAACTGTGTAAAGCTTGTGTCTGCCCAAATGGAAACTTAGGAGCATTTAAGGTTGCGGCAACAGTTTCTCCCGGTTCAATTTGAAAATTAAAAAAGCCCGCGCCTGCTACCTGGTCGATCGAAAGGTTTTGGCTTGCAAGAAGTTGATCGCCGTTGATCGTAAAAAATATCGGCGTTCCACCTTCGGCAACTTCAAACGCCGGGGCGCCCACCTGGGCCAAACTGTATTTAATTGCTTGGGATCTATCCAATGACATGGATACTTGAACTTGATCTTCTGCGTGGCTCCGGGGCGTCAATTCAACAATTAAATTGCCATTGTCATCGACGCGATAGCCACCCCACTTCTTGCCCATATAAAGTTCAAAACTGGGGCGTGCAGCCAACGTGCCAGTGGTGTTCCAATTAATTACTGTTGCTGGATCCAACAAAGACGGATTGCGGTGCCAGTTATGAATCAGCTGGCGAACCCAATCACGTGCGTGTGCTGGCGCATCAACCAACGCTTCTGACATTCTGCTAAGAGCATCAAGCTGGTCACGTAACCGGGTGAAACCAACCTTGCCAGGTAGCACATCCATCAACGGAATTCCCGTTACATCGATCATTGTGCCTGTCGGCTTGCCAACTACCTTTGGTTCCGGATACAACGCGGGGTCTTCAATACCACGTGCGGTTTCATCAATGTCAAACAACGGATTGTTTCTAGCCCGCACAAACTCTGCGTCGAGATGACTTGCAAGGTTCGTATCGCCGAGAACTGCTTCAACCAACTGATTCCAGGTTGGCTGTGTTTGCCCAGGAAAAGCGGTACGGATAAGCTTGACCATTTCATTTCGACGGCGAGCCCAGTCCTGCAAACCTGGTGATGCCATGTCTTCAATGGTTTGCTCGGAGAACGTCATTGCTCGAAGTTTGATATCAAACCGCTGGCGGTTGAAAATGCCCTCGTGCATAATCGTCCACAAATGAAGAAGATCGTCATCCCAACGGGCCTGCTTGCCAAAAGCTTTCTGGGCGTATTCGGCAAGAATTGTCTTCAGATTTTCTGGGGATAGGCCAGGGGCCATTGTGCCGTCGGGACGAAGAGCTGGACGAAGATCCGCATTGTAAACAAGCGCAAACGGTCCAAGGGCAGCATCGACAACCTCATCATCAAACAACTCTTGGCGACGACTTAGCACACCTTCTTGATGTGGTTGGATTCCAGGTACTGAATTCGATGCGGTAGCTAGATCACGTTCACTAAGAACTTTGACCAACTGAACACTGGGATTACCGTTCTCGTCGACAATTGTTCGGTATGCCTCTTCGGCACGGTTACGCAAGTTGGAGCGATCCCAGGGAGAAAGGTTGGTTGTGCCGACCTGGTCCATGATCGACTTCAAATAAGTCGATTCGAATAGTTTGGCAAACTCGACAATGTCAGGACTGACTCCGCCAATAATCATGCGGCGCATTGAATACGGGTTGCCAAAGGCAAGACGCTTAGCAATGTTGGTGAGGTTGGCAGTTGCTCCTTCTCGATCAACCGGCAAAGCGGCGCGTCGAGCAGCAGAAGCGATGGAACCGCCATAGCCATTAATTGCCCAGTCGTAAAAACGATTCGAGCTATACGCAAGAGTGTCTTCAAGAAAACCCTGATACCGCTCAAGAACACGAAGCCAAGGGCGTCCGTTGTCCATGCGTTCAATTGCCCGAGCTACTGGTCGCAACGGCACGGGAACGTCGTAACGCTTACGAAGTACGTGCTCATCAAACTTGGATAGGCCCTGGTTCTGGCCCTTTCGCATTGCTTTATTGAACGCATCGTCAAACGCTTCGCGCTGCCCAACTTGACGACCAACAAGTTCCTGTGCCCATCGACCTGTTCCATACCGGACAAACATGGCCAGCATTTCTTCAGAAACGTTTCGGACAATAAAACCAACACGCAACAACACTGCTGGCTTCCAGAATTTATTCTGGAATGCCAGGATCGGAGTGCTTTCGGGAATGCCCAAAGCTGCGCGCATGATAAAACCCTGCTGGGTTGCACGACGCATAAGGTGAAGATCGGGCACGGCAATCATAGTTGCCATGTCAGCTATCGGTCGAACACCGTAAGGCAGATTCAACAAGCCGTTTGCATCGACCGTATGACGTCCTGCGGGGCCAAGCGAGTAAATCTGGCGTGAATGCTCCAAGAAGGTGTCGATAAAATCGTCACCCGCTTTTGTCAAACGAAAACCTGCAGCCGTTGAAACGCTATCAATAAGCGATGCGTACGCCTCTAGGCGCGTGCCACCAGTAGGCGACTGAAGGATTGCGTTCTTCCACATTGTGCGGACGTACGAAGGGACACCCGCGATTCGGAACAAATCAACAAGATCGTTTACATCATCGGCTGCTTCGAGTCCAACAAAGCTCATTGCACCGCGTGGGATTCGCGTAGTTAATCCTTCAATCAATGAAGCAGCCGGTTGAAGAATGCGCCCTGCAATAGGAATATCTCCAAGGATGCGACCCGCACGATACGCATTCGATGTGTTGGCCAACGTTTCTGTCAGAAACCGACGAGCTTCATCAATGACCTCGGGTGTCGAGCCAGCGACTGCTTCACCAAACTCGTCAAGTGTGGCTGGCGCCGCTTCCAAAACTGCTCGTGCAGGAATGTTGCCCATAAACCGAGCCACGATACGAGCTGCGTTTTCTGACAAACCCATACTTATTAGTTCGTTGACTTGACCGGGACTGACGTTTGCTAGCATGTCAGCAAACTGAGGGCCAAACTCAGGGTGCTTCAGAATCCGTGCAGTCACACGCGACAGTTGATTTCCTTCAAGCCCAATGTCACTAATTCCCCTAAAGAAATCGCGTGCCGCACCCGTTGTTTGTGCCCATAGGTACTGGCCACGGTTCAAACCGCGCAACTGGCCAAGTGAAATACCGGGCACAACACCAATGCCACGAATAATTGATTTCAGGTTGTCGCTTCCAACCAGGAATTCAACAACGTCGTCAGCATTGTAAGCACGATCAAGGCCCTCGGCCTTAAGATGCATCCGATTAAAAACCAACTGGTCAAAAATCGGACGGTACTCACGTGCCCCACGATTGAGCAACGAAACATCCCGGGCTTCTACTGCTCGTGCAACAACCCCAAGTTTCCGCTGAACTTCAGGCAATGCCGCAACTTTGCGGAATCGGTCCATCGACGTAGCGCCGTCAATGATGTGGAGGCCGCGTCGAGCCTGTGCGGCAGCCCGCGTCAAACCTCCACCAATAAGGAATGGATCTAGCAGAAACAAACTTGCGGCATCGGTTGCTCCGGAAAGCCAGCGACCTGCACCCGTCGAAGGGTCAAGACCAAACGCTCGGGCAAGATCACGACCCATAGAAATCTTGGATCGTTCAAGTACGTCAACGGCTTCTTGGAAGGCCGGCATGGTCAGCAGTTCGCCGAGTGTCTGATATGCCTGCGTGTAAGCGGGTGTGCCCGGCTTAGCATAATTTGCTGCAACTTTTTCTAGTTGCTGAATCTGAACATTAGGATTACCAGCGTCACGGACTCCAGCAACTTGCTTGGCGATATTCAAAAGGTCGCCTGGCTTTTCGCTTTCAACGGCTAGTTCCTGCGCAATATTTAAAAGCTCGGGATCACCAAGAAGTTCTGACGCTCGCTTCAATCCAGTCTGATTGAAAAGGCGTTCACCGTTCCAAGCCGACGACCAAGCGTTCGTCCAGGTTGAAGTGTTGCCATTCTGAATTGCAGACGAAACAAACGACGTTGCTCCACCTGCTGCCACACCCGCAAGTCCCGACAGACCAATACGACCAGCAGTAAGACCTGCTGCAACCAGCGCCGATGAAGCACCACCGGAGGGCACAAGCAACGCAAGACCGGCTGCTGTGGTGGCAGCTGCAGTAAGTCCTGCAAGGAACTGCGAGGCACCATCGAGTTGCTTTACCGTTCGGTAAACCTTAAACGGCATATCACCAACGTCAACGAGAGTATCCAAGAACGGAGAAAGAACCGGACTAACGGCTCGCCCAATACCTCCGGTCACTGCACTTACTGGCTTCAACGCAAAGTTCAAAGCACTTTCCCAGAAGCCATCTTCGTGTACATCGCGCTTCGGTGGTTCGTAACCCATCGAACGAAGACTCTGTTGCTGGGCTCGGGTCAGTGTTCCAAAGATCGAACGTTGCTGCGAAGCCGAGTAGTTGGGCAACCGCTGTGCTAGCGAGTCCGATACCTGCATGCCGTACAGCGCGCCAGCCTGTCCCATCAACTCAAGTGTGGGGATTGGGCTGTTTGCCATTGCCGCCACAGCCCCAGGATTTGAGGCCATGTACGGATTCATTTTAATAATGGTGCGGAAACGGTATGAAGTTAGGTTGTCATTAGCAACCGTTGCCAGAATGCCGTCAGCAAGGCGACGATCTTCCTCGCTGAAATCAACATCACCATTAGAAGTCATCGACATTAAATGTTCACCTTTGCGGCCAAACGCATGAAGACGGGGTCATTGGTTTGAAGCGACAGCCGTCGAAGCGTGTCGCCTAGTGTTGTTTGATTCTGCAACGCTTCTGGGCCACGACCTGGTCCTGTGCTTAGACCATCAGTAACGGGCAAAGCTGGATTATCGTCAGGCGCAGTAAGAATGCCGCCCATGCCCGAAAGAAAAGCCATTGCTTCTTCGGGTGCCATGCGTGGGCGCGGCTGGGGTGCGGCTTCAACTTGTGTGGCAGGCTGTTGCTGAACACTAGGAACTGTAGGAGCCGGAACCGCAGGAACTGGCATGGCTTGCTGTAGGGCTTCCTGCTCGCGAGCACGACCGTACTGTTGGCCAGTCATTGCCTGAACCGGCTGAGCTGGAGTTCCAGCTGCAGTCTTTCTACTGCGAGGCATTACGCCCCCTGTCCCATCGCTTGAAGAATCTGAGCCATCTGTGCGCGTCGATCAGGTGCCATTGTTGGACGAGCCTGACCAGGCGGAGCCTGCATGGCCATCATCTGTTCAGGCGGCGCAGCCATTCCAGGCATAGTTTCTGGAGCCGCAGCCATTCCCGGAGGCGGCTCGGGGGCTTGCGTGGCTTGGCGGGCGCGCATTTCCTCGTCTGCTTTAACCACAGCATCAAAAATGTCGAGTCCGTCTGCAACGTATTTCTTAATGAGTGCGGATGCCACCAACGGCAATTCTCCGGTAAGCAACTTTTGGAGAATGGACTGGCGAAGTGCCTCATCAAAGTCTTCATCGTGGACCAGCCTTTCTTCGGCTTCAGGGTCGTCGATGTACGGGTGCATTGCCCGGAATGTCTTTCCGGAAATAGCCTTAGCACCACGTAGGGAACCGAGGATCTGTGTCTGTTGAATGACGTCTGCCCCAGGCAAATTGTAGGACACGGTGTTGTCCGTTGTCTCAATGTGTTCTTTGGGTGTGAACTCAACAATTCCCTTGTCACCAGGCCAGCCTGAGTACATCGAGAACTTCTTGTCCGGCCAATACGCCTTGTAGGTCTCAAGAATCACCGCATTCAGATGGGGGAGCCACGCTTCCGAGATTTCATGAAGCTCTTGAATTCTCGGGTCAAGAGCCATACCGGTAAGAGCGTCGATACCACGACCAGTGCGCAGAGCACCATAAGTCTCTCCGCCAAACTGGGGCAGTAGTCCGGTGGAAGTTCTGAAGTTTCGCTCAAGCCGGTCAATGATCTGTGTTGTACGAACATCGGGCGTAGATCGAATTTGGCCGATGGACTCCACGTCTTGGAGCAGGTTGATATCTCCCTCTCGTCCATCTTTCCAGGTCCCTCCAATAATTCGTGGCATACCGCCCGAACGCCCAATGGCATACATGTCAGGCCAAATGGCCTTTTCCTGAGCCAAGATATCCAAAGCCATTAGTCGTGCCTGGAGATCAACATTGCCCAGCATGGAACCGATTCGACTGGCGATACGACCGAGGCTGACATTGTGTGGAACAACGGCGGGTGAAGCGCCAACGCGATTGGGGTAGGCCGGTGACAACTGCTGCCAAGGGGTAATCCAAGGCCGCTCATTGCTCATTCGGCGGTCATCCCAAACTGGACCAATAATGCCGAACACAGTCTGGTCGAGGTCGTACCATTCCACGCAGTCCCACAGCTCGCGCAGATCGTGGGAGTGAATGGGACCGCCATTTTCCTGACGGGACTGGGGATAGACCCGACGCAAATACTCAGCTGAGTGGCGGGTTACAAATGCTACGTACTCTGGCTGTCGGAGTTCTTCGTTGGCCTGGGGTTCGACGTAAGTGCCGAGCGGGTCTCGGACTTCGATCTTGGGAAGGCCCGTCTGAAAGTCGGGGAGGACAACAAGAGAGCAAGTGTGGTAGGCAGCCAACTGCCGGTAGTAACGGCGACGCGCAAGGTTCCACTTGGAATTGTGGTACGTCGCCGCGACGATCTTCCTGCGCTTTTCGGCATACTCTCGTGACCTCCTTCCTCGGTCTTTGTTCGGATCGATTGCTGGGAAAATGTTGACGGGGCGGACCGAAGCAGCGCGCATTGCCATGTTGTCCACAGCGTCAGCAATCAAGGCTGGGGTCAGGGGTGGTAGATTGGGTTCTTTGTCAATGTCAGGAAGCGGAAGCACCCAGTCGCCGTCATAACGATCAAGAATGTCTTTCATACGATTCAGCACGGGACCCTGCTGAATCTGCAAATCCTTGACAATGTTCACAATTTCGTTGAAGGACCTCAAATTTCCGCTCCTAACGGGATAACGAGACCTGCCCGTGTGCCGCGCCACGGGATTCCAGATCTCTGCCACATATTATCCCCAAGGTTTTCCACAGGCTGCTTCCACCTCTGTCGCCATAAAATCCACACAAACCATAGTGCCATGACCCTGTCCTGGCGCAGTTTGTTACCCCTGGCTCCTGGGCGCCAGGCTTTGAGCTGCTTAACCAGCTCCCCCATCTCAGAGCGAGTGTAATCGTCCCCAGCCCACGGAATCACGATTTCTTTCCGCAAGAAACTTTCACACATTGACGCTACGCCTACGGACTCGTCGTATTTGTTCCAGCCCGTAAGGTGTTCGCGCATGGCAAAGCCGTAGTGTTCTTGCATTTCCTGCAGGCGTTCGTCTCGCGCAAGACCAGCCTGGAAGTTCTTGGTTTCAATGACAACGTCGGTGACTCGGCCTGTCAAATTGCAGGACATGACCACCGAGTTCAGTGCTTGCATAATCTGTTCGTTCCGCCGAAAACCCACGTCTTCCCTGATCCGACGGATAATCAACTGCCCTTCTGGCGACACTTCGCAGGCAATAACGCAATTGTTTGAGCCGAGGGCGGGGTCAAGACCAATGTAAACAATTGAGTCCATGGGAATGTCGTGGGTCAGCGACATAAGTGGGTTCAGGCAACCATCGACCATTTCGTCCGTAAATGTGCGGTTAGCGTTCGAGGATCCCGGCGACTGCATGTAGTTGCGGTCCCACGCTTCTTGACCCACCTTGCGGCGCTGGCGATCGAGCATGTCAAGCGTGTACCGCTCTGGCCACAAAGGTTTTTCCTCACCAGTGTCATAGTCGGTCATAATGGCTTTGAACCGAATGACTTTAAGGATTCCGTCAAGAGCTTCGTCCTCGGCAAGGCGACTATAAATGTCGTCCTCATGAACTCGGGTGCCAGCGATAGTGGTAATGCCGTGTTCGCCTGGGCGAGTTAATGCGTCCTGGCGAAACCAATCCTCAATTTTGTTGGTCTGGCTAGCAGTTTTAACGGACTGAATGTCATCAATATGTAGGTGGTCGGTGCGGGTTGAAACGATAGAAGACCCAACACCTAGTGCCATCATGGTGTAGTCGCGCTCATCGTGAGTTGACTTCTTGTAAACATTAAAATAGTCAGCTCCCCAAGGCTGGGACACTTTGCCCTGGCCTAAACCAACCGGGGGTCGAAATGGCCCCCACCGCTCGACGTACCGAGGGAACGGACCACCTGGCTCCATACGGGCCTTGACGCGGCCAATGATCTTGCGGGCAATCATCTGGTTTTCCGATGCGACGGTCTGTCGTCGATCGGGATGCAAAGCCACCATCTCCGACACGTAGTTTTCGTACGTTGTCGTTTTGCCATGCTCGGGCGGCCACAGCGCCATCAAGATATTTCCAGGTGGGAGTTGCTCTAGTTCCTGGAGAAATACAAGCTGAAACCACGAATATTCCATGCCAAAAAACTCTTTGGCAAATGAGGCATGGGTACCGTTGTACTCACCGGCTTCTGAGGCTTCGCGGGCCCGAATGCGATCCACCTCAGCAGCAAACCGTTTATCTCGTTTGCGCCACTGACGATACGCTTCGTAGGTAACCCCCACAATTTTAAGGGCTTCCTGAAGGTCAACATTTGCCTGGATTAACTGGCAGAATTGCTGCTGCCTCGCTACCGCCCGTGAATGATTGGCGTTAGCGGCAAGAATTTTCTTGATCGGCTGGGGTTCACTCATCCGAAATTTCGGCTGTTTCGGTTTCATCCGAAACTACAGCCTGCTGAACAATTGCCTGCAGCATGGCAATCTGCTGTGCCTGCTGGGCAATGGTCTGCATCAGACTTTCAACAATCTTGTCGGGGTCGATGTTCTGGGTAGCCATGGTTCCTCCTAATCAAGCCCGAGTTCTTCACACCGAGCTGTGATGTTTTTATCATAAAATGCTGCGATTTCCGCAACATTGCGCTGGATCAGATCATTCTGCTGGCGTTGTGCAGTATGCCCTCCAATGTGCTGTTTGTACAACAGCTGGGGAATATGAACCATCCGGGTTTCTAAGAACGTGCGGACGCAAAGATCATAATCATCAGCAATAGTCCACTTAGGATTGTGACCATTCAAACCCCTGTATACATCAGCTCGCCATGCACGAACATGGTTAGGTGCGGAAACAATATGTCGAATAGTTGTTGAGTTGATTGGTGGTGCGGACATGACCCAACATCCATAGTCATCCGACCAATAATCGGAGCCATAACCAAACGCCCAACCCTGGGGATATCGGCCCGATAATCCATTGGGGAGGATCTCGCACCAGTCGGAATAAACAAACCCAATCTGTGGATTGTCAAACGCCGCCCAAACCTCAGCCAAACAATTTGGGGTCAACTCATCGTCATGGTCGAGCTCAACAATGATGTTTCCTTCAGAAACCATAGATGCCCGCCGTTTAAGTTGGCCAATTGAACCTGAGTGGACATGCGACTTGTGAATAGAAACTCGATACCGTTCATCAGCTGCGTAACCATACAACTGCCGCCAAACATCATATGAATTGGGCGTGTCGTCCCATACAACCCATTCCCAATCTGTGAAGGTTTGAGCTCTTAAGGATGCCCACGTTCGCGCTAAAATTTCAGGTGGCGTTTTATAAGTAGGTGTAATAATTGAAATCAAATTTGTCTCGTAGCAGGTTGTGAGCTTCGATGGCGATCCAGCAGCACAGCACCAGGCTGGTTAGCAGAATCAGGCCGACGAACTTCATTCTGTTGCGTGGATAACGCGATTGATTGCTCCACCTGCTGCAAATGTCAAGTCGGGTCGAGCGGCCGCAATCTGCTCAAAGTACGGTTCCATAGAAGGCGTTGCCATCCACCAAAATGTTTGTGTTGGCTGACTGACAAGTTGATAAAACTTGTTAAGGAAACCTAAAATAGTTTCTTGATTTCGGTGTTCCTTTTCCACCACGAACAAGATCGCTTTGTTCCAGCCATCTTCGATCAAATAGTCAGCCCAACCTGCTGTTTGTCCATCAATAGTTTTCATTACGACTCGCTGAACTAGCCGAGATGGATTGTTAGGAAAGTAAATGTGTGGGCAGGCAACCTGTTCGTAGGTGTAGTTACTCATTGGTTACTCCTGGCATTACAAGACCACTAATACTCATTTCCAGTTCGTTGACAAGTAGTTCATCAGGGGTAAATGGATTGCCCGTTATCGGGTTTATCCCATCGGGGCAAACCCAATCAAAGTTGTCATTGAGTGTAAACCATGGCGCAGGTTGTGGTGCGATGAATACGTCGGCTGTCGGATTGTAGGTGTATCCGATGCCTGCGTATTGTTTGCGGATTCGATGGTTATAGGAAGTTTGAATCCACCGACCACCTAGTTGTAAATCATCGCGCAAGAACTCTTCTCCACGATGTTCCTGTTCATCGGGAACGACAAGAACTTGAACGACAACATTATCGGCGTCTATTTGTGCGAAGTGTGCCATTATGCAAGATACCTAATAATTACGATTCCAGAACCGCCTGAGCCGCCGCTTCCCTGACCGCCACCACCGCGATTGGCTGTGCTTCCACCGCCTGAACCATTCGCTCCGCTGCCAGAACCGCCATCTGTTCCAGCACTTCCACCGCCGCCACCACCCCCAGCGTATGTTACTGACGACCCGCTGTATGAACTGGACGCACCGTTTCCTCCTGCTCCGCCAGGGCCACCTTGATATCGGGTATCGCTGCCACCACCAGCACCTCCACCGCTTTTACCGCCGCCGCCACCCGCGCCGCCACAGCCAGCACCAGCCTTAAAGACATATTGGCCGTAGCCGCCTGCGCCGCCGCCGTTACCTTCGCCACTAGTTCCCGCGCCGCCAGCCCCACCTTGGACAGGGTTTGGGGAACTTCCACCACCGCCACCGCCACTGCCACCAGAACTTCCCGCGTTGGTGCCACCCCCAGCGCCACCTCTTCCACCACCAGAAGTTGAAATTAAACTGCCAACAGAAGAACCACTACCGCTAGCATTTTGGCCGCCGCCGCCACCAATCGTAACAGTGTATGAAGTTGCCGAAACTGAAATCCCAGCAGTTTCTTTCATTCCACCGCCACCGCCGCCACCGCCACCACTTGTTACACCACTAGAAATCCCAGAAGAACCAGCGCCACCACCACCAGCAACACAGAGAATGTCTACCGTTGAATTGGGCGGAGCCGAAGAAATAGTAAATGTTCCCGACGATGTAAATGTGTGAATCTTGTATAGACCGCTAGTTGTTTCCGTACCGCCAGTAGCAATAATCTTTGTTGCTCCGCCACCAAAGCCATAGCCGCGAGCCGCCGCATTACCACGAGTACCAATAGTCGGCATACCGAAACCTTACTTGAACTGGGACTGGGAAGCGAACACTGTGTAAGTCGGCGTCGCAGCAGTCTTGACAATCACATAGGTGTAAATGTCAATCGCGCTAGCGTTACCGCCAGTCGGAGCCGTACCACCCTGCCACTTAGGTGTAATAGTCGAACCGTCCACCTGGAAAGTGCTGGGCCAGTAGGCGGTCGTACCGTTCGTATTCGCCCACACAACCGTAATCGAATCGCCCACCGCAAGCAGGCTTGACAAAGTAGTGGAACCATCGCCACGAACATTCACCGTATGGTTTGCTGAGGCGTTGCTCGTGTAATACCAAATCGAGGCGGTTAGCACATCAAAGTTGATTGTGCCGGTAGCTGCTGACGCAACAATGTTCCAATTTTCCTCGGTACGATCCAAGATCGCGCCGTTGATGTTCGGAGTTGTCAACGTCAAGCCAGACAATGTTGCAGACCATTGAACACCAGTTGTTTGTCCCGAAGCTGCAACAAGAACCGTGTCATTGGCTCCTACGGCTAAACGCGACAGTGTGTTGTCGGCGGTCCCAAGAAGCAAATCGCCCTTGGCATCGACAATTGTTGCAGGATCAGGGCCGGCTGCCCCCTGAGCTCCCTGCGGTCCTTGTGCTCCTTGAGTGCCAGTAGCACCTTGCGGTCCCTGTGCGCCGGTAGATCCCGTGTCGCCCTGGGGTCCCTGCGGCCCCTGTGAACCAGTCGCACCAGTTGCGCCTTGTGGACCAGTATCTCCTTGGGGGCCGGTTGCACCTTGCGCTCCCTGTGCACCTTGCGGTCCAATGTCTCCCTGGGGACCTTGTGGTCCAGTTGTTCCAGTAGAGCCAGTTGCGCCCTGTGCTCCCTGTGGGCCAACGTCGCCTTGCGGTCCCTGTGGCCCAACTGCGCCCTGGGGCCCAATATCACCCTGTGAACCTGTTGCCCCTTGAGAACCTTGTGGTCCAGCTACTCCTTGAGGACCAGTTGCGCCCTGTGCACCCTGTGGGCCTTGCGGTCCTGCAGTTGCTACAGCAACAATGATGTTGGTGTCGTTAGCAAAACCAGTTGCTCCATCGCCACCAGAACTTACATACGTAACCGGAATTTCGACGTATCCGGTTTGCATGGTCGGGGTACCGCTGACGTCAAACTTTTGATAGTCATTGGAATCAGTTGAATCCTGTATGACTATTGTTGTTTCGCTGGTAATTAACGCTAGAAAAATATCGAGGTCGTTGCCGTGACGATCGAGATGTGAAATGTTGAGTTGCGTTGCGTTCGTCTGGGTTGCCTGGTTGTAAATCAGATAACTAGAACCAGGATCTCCACTTGTCGTACCAGTCTTGATCTTGTAGTCATAAAAACTTGAGGACGAGCCAACCGCACCCTGCGCACCCTGCGATCCTTGGGCGCCAGTAGCGCCCTGTGAACCTTGCGGTCCCTGAGTTCCCTGCGGGCCAGTAGCGCCCTGGGGTCCAGTATCTCCTTGAGCACCCTGCGGACCCTGACTGCCAACCGCTCCCTGGGGACCTTGACTACCAGTACTACCCTGCGGTCCTGTTGCACCCTGGGCACCCTGACTTCCTTGAGCTCCGGTATCGCCCTGGGGACCCTGGGGACCTTGGACCCCCTGCGCGCCGGTTGCACCCTGGGGACCGGTAAGACCCTGGGGACCAGTGGCGCCTTGTGCCCCTTGAGCTCCCTGGGCTCCTACATCTCCCTGCGGCCCCTGTGGGCCTTGGGAGCCGGTTGCGCCAGTACTTCCTTGTGGACCCTGGGGGCCGGTAGACCCCTGAGGACCAACTGCCCCTTGTGCCCCCTGTGCTCCTTGAGCACCTTGTGTTCCCTGCGGTCCCTGGGATCCGGTAGCACCCTGGGCGCCCTGTGTGCCAGTAGAACCCATTGCACCCTGAGAACCCTGAGGGCCTTGCGCTCCTTGGGGACCGGTAGCCCCACGCGAACCGGTCTCGATGTACAGCGTCTGCAGCGTCGTCGGGTCAGTAACGGTAATTGTCTGCTCAGGCACGGCTTACGTCCCAGTCAACAATGACCTCGCCCTCAAACAAGGTCTGAACAAACCCATCACTATGGGTTTTCTGAACGTCATAAAAATACAAACCAGGTTCAAGGCCAGCGGTTTGAGTCGACGTCAAGCTGAACTTCCACTCTCCGGTGGCGGCATTCAAAATGGTAGTGGCAAACTGGGCGACGTATGTGGTGTCGTCGGGATCCGAACGCATCTGGACCAGGTAAGTTGCGCCAGTCAGGTTGGCCGGCGATCCGTCATCCTGGGTTTCGGTGACCTGATGGGTGTACGTGTCGCCACGACGAATCCTGAGTTTGCGCTTGGGGATCGCCATCGACACCTCCTACCTTGGACGCCAAAACTACTTCACAACCAAAACACTTTACCGCATTACCAATCAATGCACGAACACCCTTGTGCATAGCCTGTGGATTCTCATCGTGCAGCTGCTTCATACGTCGACGCACAAACGGCGAGGCGTATCTGTCCTGGAGATAAAGATAGATCAGGCCATCAAAAAAAATGTTCGTTGGCTCCACCACTTCGAGTGTAGTTGCGTGTAACTTCGCAGTCAGTTCTTTCCAACCCAAGGTCACCTGGCCCGAACACCGACCAGCGGGGTCCGCCCGACATAGCGGCATCACTCACGACGCAGGGAGTCAGGCGTCCGAAGCCCCGATCGAACCTAGCTGGGGACCCGAGCCACAAATGGCGGGGGCGGTCAAGTCAGAACCGGGCGCCCTCCTACCGAAAGAAGCCAGTTGTGGTGAGTCAACTTCCCTGGAAGCCATCTTCTACAAAAACTCAACCCGTTCCTGACCCAGCTGGGGGGAGAGGAAGTATGCCTCAAGTTCGGTCCCTAAAAAAAATTTTAGTGAAACGAACACCCTGGCGTCACTGTCACAGTCACGCTGAAATGGCCTGGACGATATATGTCAGTGGGTGGTACTGGCAAAGTCGGTTTTACGCTTCCTCAACATCCGGCTCACGGAGACCACCCCGACGCATGGACGCACTTCGTGCGCCTCAGCGTCTAGTTCGACCCCCTGAGGGGGCCGACCAACCCTAACGGTGTTACAAAACACCTGGTCACGGTAAGTGCCTGTGCCTCAGGGCTACCTCACCTGGTGCTTTGTGTTGGTCGTCTGTACCTTGCGTACCCACAACCAACCCAACCCAACCAACCCAACTGTACCCACCAAGTCAGAGCAATTGTGAGTTATCCACAACTAACGGAGGAACAAGATGGACTTCAAAGAACTGGAAATGAGCGAGCGTGTTCAGTCTGAATACGATTGGGAGCGTGGTTATCAAGCGGGTGTGAGCCACACGATGCGGGTCTTCAGGACAAAGATGGACAACCTGGCCAAAGCGTTGGAGGAACTGCGCAGCGTGTTCGATGCCAACACGCCCGACGCGCAGTAACCAGGTTCGACCCGTCGACGCTTGGTGAGCATGCCGAGAGCCACGAGGAAACACACCTCGTCACTCTCGCCACACTCCCCTTCACGTCTCTGGACGCCGGAAACCCACCGGCTTCTCACCTGGCTTAGACCCCCGCCTGGGGGTCGAATGGCCAAGGCCATGTAGCCCTGCTAACTCACGCTGATACAGCGCTGCGGGCCTCACCATTGTACCGGGCATGTCAAATCGGCCCCCTTCCCAACGAGTCGCAATGGAACTCGTCAGAGTCTCATTGTTCGCTCACTCCAACGGAGGCCGATTATGACAAGGCCCGGTGGCGGTGAGAGACCGCACCGCTGTGGTGAGGCAACAACAAAGGAGAAAGACAATGTCAGATGCAATGGATATGTTCCGCTCAATGCTCGCGGGCGACGCCACCGAGTATTCGTTCCTGCCGACTTTCGACCAGGATTTGGCTCGCAAGTCGCAGTCGATTATTCAGCGGGCTTTCAACGAGTTCGGCAATGCCGAAGAACTCGTCGCCCGCTCATGGCTACGCAAGGCGTTCTTCGACGCGCTCGACCGCTCCGGCGCTTGGGCTACGACGAACACTGGTGCACCGGCCTGGTCGGCTCAGCCCCAGTTGTTCTACCCGATGGAGCGGGTCGAGCGTGGTGCGCGACCCAACCCGGTGCTCATGACCGTCCCCAGTATGAAGACGACGAACGCCTTCGTAGCCATCATCTCGTTCCGAGATGTCAACTTCCAGGGCTACGGCGAACTGGCTACCGCGTCCTTCAACACAGTCAGCGAGGTCTTCGGGTCGGCGCAAGCCGCCGAGGACTTCGCTCGCGAACTTGCTGGGGCCATCAAGTACTCCATCTACACACTGCCCGCGTTGGTTGCGCGGAACGGTCAGCGAGGCGAAGTCACCACCGTCGGCTACACCGACGCACCCGACTTCTAGTCGGGTAGGCAGAGGGCCAGTCTTCGGACTGGCCCTACTGCCTTTGTTTCCGAGCGCAAGTTGGCGCTTTGTGAAACTGGGGGACGGCCCTAATGGTCGTCAGCACATATCTAGTTACAACCACATCAACAATGAAGGGAACCATCATGACTGATACAAACATGTCGGAGACTTTGCACATCGCAGAGTGGGTCGACACCACACTCAATGAAACTTTGACTGACACGTTGAGCCACCAAGCAACTCGTGCTCTGGCTGTGTACCGCACGGCAGACGGATTCGAGCGCGTGCTAGTCGACGCCGACCCCGATCCGTACAAGCTGTTGACTCGCCTGCCCAAGATGCCGGCCAACCGCACTCAGAATCCTGACGCAATCTGTTTGGTCATGACCGGCTGGATGACCAAGGTCGCTAATGCCAATGAGGACGGCGACTACGACGAGATTGACGAAGACGAGCAGGAGCGCATTCGCGTTCGCGTTTGTGCAGCAGTCAACAACGATGGAGTTTCAACTGTCGTTCGTCAGTTCGGCAACAACGGCAAGAGCGATTCGTTCTCTGACGGTGGCGAAGGTATCTTCCCTGATGCATTGAAGCATTGGTGGGCTGCAATCGCCGCAACGATTTAGTGCCACGACCTGAGCATGTCGTAAAAAGGCTCCGGATGCAGCCTTTCGTAATGTGGCTGTCGGGAGTGGTACGCGCCCCGCATAGCATGTTCGTGCCTGACATACGCACGACAAGTGGCGTATCAGTATGTCACCAACAACAAAGGGGAATCATGTCGTCACTCAACACATCCCAACTCAACGCGCTGCTCAAGATCATGAGCGAAACGCTCAGCGAGTTCTGCGCCAAGACAACCCGACTGCGCGAAGGTCGTGAGTCCACGCTCTTTGAAGACACGCAGATTCAAACCATCATCACGTTCATGTATCAGCGCATGGATGTAATCGCTGACGAGATCAGCACATTGCAAATGGCAACGGAGGATGCACGGTCATGAACCAAGACGTTCTAAAGAAATGGGTAGCTGAGTTGCGTTCTGGCAAATACAAGCAGGGCGAAGGCCACCTCGGAATGACCGATGAAGATAGGGAGGAACACTTCTGTTGCCTCGGTGTGCTGTGCGAGCTAGCTCTCGATGAAGGCGTCCCGAATCTCAACCGCGAGTTCAATGGCGATGCACTTCGTTATTTCTATAACGGTCGTGAAGACTTCTTGCCTAAACCCGTAATGGAATGGGCCGGCTTTGACAACAAAAACCCTGGGGTTCCCTACGTTCAGGGCGAAGATGACTCTGGCGATTTGTTCGACAAGCCATTGTCCGAGCTCAATGACGAAGGTCTTTCGTTCGCAGCAATCGCTGACATTATCGAACAAGAATGGATCGTGAAAGAATGATTCGAGACCTGTTTCGCTGGCTCGATAGCCTTACGCCACGTCAAGAGTTTGCGTTCACCCTGGTATTTCTCACATGCTGTATGACGCTGACTTTGTTGTTTAACGCAATAGGAAGGATCCTCTGGTGAACGACGTAATAACCGGTTCGGGCAGGATGCATCAAGCTCCGCCTGGCGAATGCGAGTACTGCGACAAGGAACGTGCTGCCAATTGCACATTTCATCCACACCACGAAGCATCTCAGTACTGCCAAAGTGGCAACCGTAATCATTGTTCTTGTGATAGGTGCTTCTGATGACGGCATTCAACTGCAAACTCATACTCAAGATCACTGCCGATACAGCGGTCAACTTGCCTGGCGTACCACATGACGACGAGCGTTCAACTGGAGACCATCATGCTGCCTTACTAACAGCAGCCGACCTTCTCTACTGGCTGGACAAACAGCTCAGCACTGTTGGTATACGCATGGCATTCGGACACGCCGAAGATACTCACTTAGTAATGGAGGAAGCATGAACATCAATATCTACCCTGCCAAGAACGGCATTGGCTCTACCACATTGGGCCTTGCGATCACTCACTGGTTAAACAAGCATTACCGTGACCGTGATGGCAAGCCGTGCTTGTGTCTGCCCGACGTGCTCGACGCACAAGATGCGTTCGCAACACTCGGCCGGAACTGGCACGAACCTACCGACCAACTATGGGGGACGCTCGACGCTAACGATTTCTTCCTTGCCTGGGGCCACCCACATAACTCATCGCCTACGCATTCGACGAATCGCGTCACTGTTCACACAGCTAGTGTCACAGCAGTATTGACGCCGAAGATCCTCGACGATCAAGCCATCAACATCCTTGTGACGACGAATAATTACGTCACACTGCGACGAGCAATGGTTCCGAACGTCATCTTCACCACCTGCTATAACTTGCAACAGCCCACTGGCGTGTTGTCTGAACGAGACGTTTCTAACGTACTCAGTCCATTGCTGTGGAATCGTGAGGTGCATCACAGTACCAATTACGAAGACATTCGTCGTGCCATCGACGCTGGATTGTTCACGTCATCTGTTGACCGTGGACACTTCAGCAACATTCTTCAGTTCCTCATGCCACTTCTTCTGAAGCCGGCGTTCTTTGCAAAGGAGTTCACACCGTGACAGACCTACAAATCACAGACGTAACTGCAACTCGTGAGTATCAACAACTCAAAGAGGATTTCGTGCGCATAGAAGCGGCACGTAGTCATTGGGAAAATGTGGCTCGCAATTACGAGAAAGCTCACATTGACGACATTCACAAAATTGGCACAGCGTTGATCGAAGAAGCTACAAATCGTGACTGGTGCGATGTGTACGACGACTTCGTTGACAACCTCAACAATCAGTTGAATCGCCCACTTGCAGTTCGCCAGCACACTTACAGTATCGAAGTCGAATACACCGTAAAAATCCATCGTGAAATCGATGCTGCCACGTATGACGATGCTGTTGAATCCCTTCGCCAAGACGTTGAACGTGATCTCGACGATATCGATGACGTCGAGTACGACTTCGTCAAGGACTTTGACTTCACATGATATATACCGATATCGCCAAGACACTTGCCAACGCACGTAGCCACGCATCGAGCATCACACAACTTGTGATGATCGACCGCGTCACATACTTACTTGCGCAAACGCTTGGCGATTATCACAAATTCAACGCAGACGCATTTCTAACCAAAGCAAAGTATGGGTATGACGTACCCATCGACCGGACCCTGGAGGTCTAATGAGTAACAACATCACCGTAATTGGCAACCTGACTGGCGAGCCCGAGCTCCGCTACACACAGAGTGGCACAGCCATGCTGACTGGATCAATTGCAGATAACCGCCGCTATCAAGTCAATGGTGAGTGGCAGGAAGAAACGTCGTATGTCAACTTCGTTGCGTGGCGAGAACTTGCAGAGAACGCAGCTGCCACCCTCAACAAGGGCATGCGTGTGGTAGTCACCGGTCGTTTGCAGCAGCGATCTTATGAAGACAAAGATGGCAACAAGCGGAACGCTTACGACATTGTCGTTGACGACATTGCGCCGTCGCTTCGCTTTGCTACTGCTGCTGTCACCAAGACCGCCAAGGGTAACGACACGTCGTCGCCCCGCCCTGCGCCCGCACCGGAAGCACCCGCATATGAAGAAGCACCATTCTGATACCTTCGCATGGGATGACCTAGTCAAGGCCGTGCAGGTTCCCATTAAAGACCCAGACCAATTCTCAACACCAAACCGTTTCGACTACGCACGGTACTTTGGTGTCAGCATCACAACCATTGACCGGTGGAAGCAGAAGGGCATTCCCTGGTTTTCCGCAGACCAGTTGGCTATCAAACGAGTCGGAATACATCCATCTTTGATCTGGCCGCATTGGTTCCCTGCATGACCAGAAAGACCCATGAAAGCAGAAGACTTCATCAACCTCGTCAGTTCAAACGAAAGTAATTCGCTGACAATCCTCGACGCCCGTATTGTGTATGTCCCCCACCATGAATGCCCGCTTCATATCGTGGCTATCGTCAAGCATTCCGAGAGTGGCTTCACATATCCACAGGTGCTGCGCATCGACACGTTGCAAGCTGAGGATCTAGCCAATGACCTTCTCATCCAAGCAAGGCTGGCAAGTCCACCGCCTCCCTCTTTCTAACCACATGACCAAGTGCAGCCGATGCCATCTACAGCGCGTCGAGGCCGGAATCATCGAGGTTCACAGCGTTAACGGCGATGGACACTGGCATTTATGCCAGCAATGTCTCGTGGAATTCATACTGTTTACAGCCAATCAAGGAACCATCATGCCCTCTGTCATTGACCCTGACTTCGAGTACGCTGCGCAATTACTTGCAGACGACATAGATATTGCCGAGCACCATGCCACATGCAGGTGCTACGACTGTGTCGTCGATCCCGACCAGCATCGCAAGTTCGAACTCGAAAATCACAGGGAGTTTCAGGCTGAACGCCGATCTGCGTAACACCCTGTTGATAGTCTAAATCTACATATTGGCAAGGCGAATGGACCCGCCGTGAGTCAGGAGCAATACATGTCAGTCAAGAAAGATCTATCTGATCTTCCGCAAGCCGAGCGCGCAGCCGGCCACCCACCCGTCAGCAACCCCGACTTTGTATCTGCCATTGCTGAGTCGTGGTTCAATCAGTACCTAGCCAATAACGAACACCAGCGAGCCAAAGCCAACGAGGCTCTGCCATACCGCGCATCGTTCAGTGCGTTCCGTTGTGATCGTCAGCTTCACTACGCCATGCGTGGCGACGTCCGTCCCGTGCCTAACATCGCCGACGCATACCGCATGTCGCTCGGTACGCTCGTTCACTCTGGCTTGGAAAACGCAATCAAGGATGCGTTTCCCAACGCCGAGTTCGAAGTCCAAGTAGATCTACGCACCATCGGTGTTAACGGTTCTGCACACGCAGACATTGTGACGTATCTAGAACAGAGCAAGACCCAAGTCGATGCCGTCGTCGAAGTCAAGACAGTCAATGGCTTTGGCTTTAAATCCATGGCTTCGGACTTCAAGGGCCCAGCATCTGGCCCTCGCTCTGGCCATGTTCTACAGGCTGCACTATCTGCAATGGCGCTCGACGCTGATCGCGTGGTCATCGCATACCTGTCGATGGAGAACCTGTCACCCAGCATGAAGCGGTACGTAGCCTCAGACATTGGACGCTTTGCTGCCGAGTGGCACTACACACGCGATGAGTACCGAGCAATTGCCATGCGTGAGATCGCTCGCATCCAGCGTGTTGAGCAGTGGCTTGGTATCCCTGATCTTATTGCACCCACCAGTATTCACGATGATGAGGTTGCCCAAGGCGCATTCATCCAAGATCCAAGCCGTGGTATGTGGGTCAAGACAGACACTGCTGGTGCCATCGTTGACACCGGAAAGATTTGGTTCTGTGATTACTGCGACTGGCGTGACCAGTGCATCACCGACTCTGGTCGGTATGCAACTGGTACGCCCAGCCCAATCTAAGCAGGGAAAGGGTGTTCTCCCCCTATGTCTAGTAGCTGAACGCCGAGCGAAGTGCCCTGCTCACTAGGCGTGACAGTCGGAGAGACGACACCAACAAAGGAGCCACATGAGTACCCGCACGACCAAACCGTTCACGCTAGTTGTGTCGTTCCCCACAATGGAGGACGTAGTCAACTTTGCAACCTGGCTTGTACCCACAGGCGTGTCGATCTATTACGCCGACGCACTTGACCCCGAGTACGCAGGCCATGCTCCCACCAACAGCCTTGTCCTTCGTCGAGATGGACACAAGCCCGACGACATGCGCGTCGCCTAACAAGGAACCATATGACCATTGAATATCTCTACCTCGAAAAGCTGCGGCTTTCCGAGGACAACATCCGCAAGACTTACAACGACGAAGACATTGCAGAACTTGCTCAGTCGATCGAAAGCGTCGGCCTTCTTCAACCTCTCGTCGTTGAGCACGACCCGCTCGATGACACATACGAAATAGTCGCCGGCCACCGTAGGTTCTTGGCCTTGCAGAAACTGGGCACATTTACCACAGCGCCGTGCAGCATTGTCAAGTTGAACTCACAGGTTGAAGCCTTGACAACCATGCTTGTCGAGAACCTTCAGCGCGTTGACATTACGCCCCTTGAAGAAGCTGCTGCGTACGAAGTATTGCGCAGTTCTGGAATCAAGCAGGCTCAAATTGCCAAGCAGGTTGGCAAGTCGCAGGCCCATGTTTCCAAGCGACTGTCTTTGCTCAAGTTGCCAGAGTGGGCACGCGAGAATCTTGCTAGCGGAAAGCTCAGTCTTGATCTTGCGCACCGTCTAACTGCACTTGACCCTATCCACGTGGCTGTTCTCAAAGACAAGGCTGAGAAGCTTTCTTCCTACGATGTTGATAACGCCGAACGTAACCAGAAGTGGGCAAAAGAGAATGCGGCTATCGAAACGTTTCTCAAGGATCGCACCGACGTTGTGACCTCATGGCCCAAGAACGCAACGCATGTTCAGACGCTTAGTGCAGCCAACCTCGATGAGGCAATGCTGACCGACACAATGGTTCTGTGCCGTCAAGGCAGAGTCGTGCATGTTTACGATACTGCTGTTACCGATAACGACGACGATGGCTTTGACGACGACGAGGACGACGAGCCCGGTAACAATTGGTGGGAGCAGTACCAAGCGGCATCAGCCAAGTACCAAGAGGACCGCGAAGCCTGGATCACTAGCACCCTTAAGAACCCCACACCGCTTGCGCAAATGGCTGCGCTTGCCATGCGCTATCAGTTGCTTGACTGTTGGTACGAAGAAGTTGTCGAAGCAGCTGGCCTTGACGATGACGAGGTCACTGACGAGCGACTGGTCACATACCTGAAGGAAGGCAATAACACACTGCGGTTGTGGACTAAATACCACTTGGAGGGGCCCGAGCTCGATGAGCAGCTTATGGCAGCCGGCATCGTTCGACCCGACCGCATGTCATTCATGAACGCAGACCGCATTGACCCCATCGAGGAAGACATGCACGATGATCTTGGGTACGACATGGACGAAGCCGTCTGATCAGCAAATAGAAGGGCACTATGCAACTAGAACTTCCTATTGGTGGACCTGCACCTAACGCACGGTCCACTGATCCAATCTCCAGTCACCTTGCCAACGACAATATCCGCAAAAACAAGACACTTGTTTCGTATGTGATCGAAGCCGTGCATGTTCTTAGTCGTAGCCAACATGGCGTCACCGACGATGACATTCTCGAATATGTCGAACAAGCGACACAACGGCGTCAGCAACGCAACAACCTAGCTCGCACTCGCGGCCTTCTCGAACGTGACGGATGGTTCGCTCGGTTGCCCGACAAGCCCAGAGTCACCGTAGTTCCACTATCAAAGGAGTCATAATGCCCACTGCAACTGGATATTTCCATACCCCAACAGATGGAAGTCAGATCCGAATCCGAACCAACACGGCCCTTGTGGGTTGCGAATCACTTGGCTTTCTGCTCGGGGACAACGACGTTGTGCTTTTCCTAGACAACAACGTTGCCCTGGAGTTTTATACCAAGCTGCTCGGTATCTGCGCCAAGCGCATCCACGAACTCACAGAAGAAATGGACTCCAACCTTGTCGACCTTTCATGACAAAGGCGAACAACTCAATACCCCTGTCCGCTGCGACTCGTGCTTGACTGAGTTCGACGCCTTACTTGACGTCGACTGGTACAAATACGAGCGCGGCATGCCAACATCCACCATTGTCGAGTGCCCCGAGTGCCCGGCCAAGTTTGAATATACGGTGCGCAGTGCCTAACAAGTACCTCTATATCAACGAAATCGGCGACGCCGTTATCGTCACCCAGCAACCCAACGAAGATTCATTGACCTGCCTACAAACACTGGTCAATGGATTGATCGAGCTCGTCCGTCCGAACAAGTTGAACTGCGATGTTTGGTGCAATGAAGAAGCGTTGTTCCAACCTAACTTCGGGATCAATCTCGTAGCCTCATTCATGACGGGACGACAACTTGTTGGCCCTATCGTGCTCACATCATCTAATGCCAACGGCGACACGATCTCATTTCCGCAACACCTGCTGAATAAACTAAGGAACGAGGGCTTGATGATTGATACCGGCGACTACTCCAGCGCCGACATTGTCAAGCTATATCCGTCCACCTACCCGCAGGGAAACCATGAGACCAATTCAACCATTAGCTGATCTAGATAGTCGTGCACCTGAAGCCGGCCGCATTCGTCTAGGTATCAAGACAGGCAAAGCAATGCGCAGTCTTGACACATTCAGATTTACGTCCCCATTCAAAGACTGCATCACTGCCCTGGCTGACTTGTATGGCGGCGAAGCCAAACCCTGGACTGATCCAAAAGCGAGCCCGTCAAATCAATGGGAGGTCATCACGAATGCTTCCGAGATCGAAGTGTTTCTACCACCGAACCCCGTTTCGACATGGTATGAGATGTACTCGGGTGCTGGACTGCTTCGACGGTGCGACGGCTTGACATGTCAGGTGCCACAACAGACTGGGCCCCAGCAATGGGAGCCAGTAGAAACTCCATGTATCTGCACGGCTAAAGGCAACATGGAGTGTTCCCCCCATACCCGTCTCAAGGTGCTGCTTCCCAACGTGCCCTTCCGAGGGATCTGGCGCCTTGAGACGAAGGGGTGGAACGCACTCAAAGAATTGCCCGGGATGGCCGATCTAATCCGTCAGCTCAATGAATCCGGGTCAATGGTACGAGTCGCACTTGGCATCGAAAAGCGGACGCAGATGCGGCCCAGTGGTAAGCGCAACTTCGTTACTCCCACGTTGACCATGCTCGACACGCCACTAGAAATCATGACTGGGAAAGCAAGTATCACCGCACTAGCTCCCACATCGACGCCTACGGCAGCCCTTCCAGCTGCGCCCAAAGACGAGGTGATCGAAGCAGAGATCGTTGACGACGACCCACGTGAAGTCGCAGCACGAGACCGTGTCTTCGACTGCGCAGAGTTCTTCGAGGTCGATGGCTTCCAACTGTGGGCAGGCATTGTCAGGCAGATCGGCGCCCGTGAAGGCCAGATCAATGACGCACAATACGAGCGTATTGACGCCGCCGTGCGACGCATGAAAGCTGGCGAACTTGAGCCAGTTGGCTTCAACATCGATCAGACTCCTATCTGGGCTAAGAAATGAACACACCTTCTTGGTTGCATAAAGCACACTGCCGAGGCATGGACCCGAACTACTTCTTCCCTGATGTGGGTGTATCGATCCACCATACGGAAGCAATCCGCAAGTTGTGTAAGAAATGCCCAGTAAATGCAGAATGCCTGGAGCTCGGGTTAGAGTCGCAGAATGATGAATTCGGATTCTTCGGTGGAAAGTCTCCCAGAGAACGTCAAGCAATCAATACTCAGCGGAAGCGTGACGCACGTGTTGCGCTTCGCCAAGCCAGCCGAGTATCTCACTATGAACCAACGCAAACACTGGGCATGGGTGAGCAAACAGAAACGAGCATGGAGGGATGCGGCATCGTGGGCGGCCCAAGAATGGCGTCCTGTGCCGTCTGCACGAACGGTCTCACCTCCTGCGCTCGTCCGGTTCGGCTTCCCAGTGAGCACCAATCGACGACGTGACCCACACAACTTCTACCCCACTATCAAACCAATCATCGATGGCTTTACCGATGCAGGTTTGTGGCCAGACGATACGCCGGAATTTGTTATGACTGTCGAACCCTGGTTCGATCACACAACACCGCTGGTCACGGTGGTTATTCAAGAGAGATGGTTGCAGTGAGCATCATTGAGGAACAGCACAAATCCACGAGCACGATCAAGGAGTGGACGCAATGGCACACGAATCTTCGGACTCTACTGAATCTAATCAGAAACGCGGTCGAGGACGACCACGCAAAACGCCAGTCGGCTCGCAGGAGTGGCAATGCGTAGCCTGCGACACTAGAATCATTACGCATGTGCCCTTAACGGAGGCACCCAGATGCACCCGCCATACCGGTGGGCCGCGAGCTATGAAGCTCGTACGCACGGTGACCGAATGAAAGGACAGTTATGCGCTACCTCATCGGCCTTCTATTACTTGTTGGCTGTTCAACCGAGGCTCTCGGCCAAGCTACCCAACCAACGCATTTATCAGCCAAGACCAGAAAAGAACAGGGAGTAGCAGCAGAAGAATCAATGCCACCACAAAGTGGACCCGTTCCGATAAAGGAACTTGGGATCGATAAGGTGGCAGAAGCCAATCATCTTCGTCGTCTGTATCCCTGTGACGAATGGCTTGATGCCAGCGTTGCAGCAGGTTGGCCAGTCGAACTCTGGCCCCAACAGTCTTTCGTGATGTGGCGCGAGTCAAGGTGTCGTCCGTTCGTGCGTTCCCAGACAAGCGATAGCGGTCTGATGCAGGTCAATGATTTTTGGTGCAAGCCATCGGCCTACACAGATCGAGGCTGGCTGCAAGATCAAGGCATCGTACAAACGTGCGCCGACCTCATGGACCCGCTGACAAACCTGATTGCCAGCCGAGCTATTTTCAACTATTCGCATGAGCGAAATCAGAATGGCTGGAATCCTTGGCGGATGGCCGCTGACTTTGACCCGCCAGTTGTAAACGATTGATCACGCGGAACAACTCGTCTTGCTCGACGTGCCCAGCTGGGATCACGCGCTTGAGAAAATGAACGGCCATAAAAAGGGTGGTTCGATCGACTGTCATAGGACTCGTCACGCTAGCCGAACACATGGACACGAGCGCCCTGGTCTTATGACAATTTGATTTCTTTGGACCTGGTCTTACTGGGCTTGCGCGGCTTGTCTAAAATTGTCCGCTTGGTTTCGTACTGCCGGAAACGGACCACGCAATTCTTGAGGACTGCCGTGCCGGCGCTGTACTTGCCCGAGTCCAGCTCATAAGTGCAGGCCACGTAGTAATACATGTCGTCCTCGTCAACCAGGTAGCCAACCGCCGACAAAACACATGGCTCGTGGCTATGACCTGGCTCGTACCAGTCATCGCCAATGCTGTAATGGTCCTCCCAAAACACCTCCACCAACGGAGGGAGTGCTGGGAACTTCTCTACCACTGTTCTTTCTTTCGGTCCTGGCAAAACACTGGAGCTTGAAACGTGATGTTGTGCTCCGGCGTTACGACTGCGAGAGCTTGCTGGGGCACCTCGAAACCGAAGTTGTTTATCCATGCGTATTCGTCCAGTCCTTTCGTGGAGCCATTGACAATCATGCCCGGCGTAGAGATGTATTGATGCCAGTGGCCGATCCACATAGTCTGGAACGGCGTACCAACTTCCATCGCACGCTGGGCTTTTCTAGCTTTCATGCGCATGATGGGTGGCCAGATGCCACCAATACCACCGCCGCCTGATACTTGGTCACCGTGTGTCAGCAAGTGACCGTGCTCGTAGATCTTTACCAGCGTGTCGGCGTTTTCACTAATCTGGAATGTCAATCGTTTGTCGGACGCAAAGTGTCGCTCGACCATCTTCCCAAGCAGCCAGTCGAAGTTCGTCTTTGCACGAAGTTTCATTCGTGGTTTACGAGACATACGGCCGTGGTTACCCGGCACACAGGGCACATGGACCTTGCCGAACTCGTCAGCAAAGACCGTTAACGACGCAGCAATCTGCTCAGACCAATGAAGAAGCGAGCCAAGAATCGTATCTTCATTGGTCTGTGCAAGTTCCTCATGGATATCCCCGGAGAAAATGTCGCCCCCCAGCATCACTACCGCACCATCAAATGACACCCCTGTTAGGTAGTGCCGAGCCATCTTGACGGCGTTCTCAGTCCATGCCTTGAGCCGAAGCTCTGCGATTCGACGATTATAGGCGTTTAGACCGCCGACCTCGGTCGGATCGACTACCTCATCGAAATGGGTATCCGAGAGCAGCAGAGCGAGCGTGGCGTGCTTTTTTCGACTGGACGGTTTGACCGTGAGCCACTTGGGCGGGTCCAGCTGCGCCCCGGCGGCTTGATCCACCAGATCGAGGGCTTTCTCCAGCTCAGCGATTCGGTCCAATAACACGCTGTTCTGCTGGTCGGCAGCCTGACGTTGGCGTTTAGTCTGGGCTAACCGTGCCCGAAGATCACTTTCCGACAGATTGTCGTTGGCTTCGTTGATCTCATCCATGAGTGCCACAAGCGCACTCTCCCCTGCGATGACGAGCCACTGTTGTCTGAGCTACATCGTGTCCTCGACTCCGTAGCACCATGAAGATTGCCTTGTTGGAATACTTAGATTCCCGAAAGGCGGTCTCCAGATCGGCGGCATCAACCTCTGGCATTTCGGTCATGATCCGCGCAATTGTGCACAGCGGTCCCTTGCGATGGGACGCCGAAGCAACTTCTATTTCCTCAAGAAGTCCCAACTTCTTGGCTGACATGTTCCCCCCGTAGTTCTACCCGTCGTGGTTTTGGATGTGGTCATACAACCTATCATCCAACTTATCCACCTTTCCCTCAATTCGCGAGAGGGTTCGGGCATTCTCCCCATGCTGGGAATCATTCTTGCGATCCAAGCGCATAATCAGCGCAACAATTGGTCCGCCACCACCCACAATAGCCACAAGAACAGGAACCCAGTTAGCCACTTCATGAACCCCCACCAGCTTTAGCAGTATTCAGATACTGCTTGGACTCCCGGACAGCAAGTTCAACGACAGCCGAGACACCAGCTGTGATCGCCGCTTTCCATACAGGCCAGCCGCCCAACAATGAGGTGGCTGGGAGAATGGCACCAGCGTTATAAACAAAGGTGGCTACCGTCTTAAGGGCTAGTGCTTTCATGTCACGCTTTCAATTCGGGGAATGCCTCGACGGCTTCCGTTACTGCCATTGGAACTTTGTCCCCACAGACATACCTGATATGCCACGACTCAGCATTTGGACCACTTTCCACTTCCCAGGAAAATCCATACTTGAGTACGGGGGAGAGCAAAGGGTTGTCGCCCATCATCCAATCAAGCCGTGCACCACTTGCATTGGCAATATCAATAGCCAAACCCCAGCCGTGGTTGCTTGTTCCAGGGCTCGCCGAGGGAGCCTTGCCTGGCTTGAGGTAGTACGTTTTCCCAGCAAATTTGCGGGTCACTTCTGGCTTACGACCAGTCGGCAAACCCGCATATCGGTCCACAAATGTTTTTTTCTGCTGCTCATATGAGCGATATGTGTCGGCCACACTTGTCGCCTGAAGGTCAATACCACTGAAATACGCTTCCATCTGAAGACAGTTGAAAGCAGTTGCCGCTAGGTGGTGGAGCTTGCCTTTGGTGCCACGAAGGCCGCGCAACAAATGCGGCGGAATCTTTCCGTTGTCAACGCCGGCAAGATCACTAGGCATGATCAATTTGAGGACGGGGTATTTGATCGTCATATCAGGCAAACTTAGTCTGCGAAGCAAGCACCGTGTAAGTGGGGGTGGCGGCAGTCTTCACAATGACGTACGTATACACGTCCAGACTACTGGCGTTGCCACCGGTGGGGGCTGTTCCGCCCTGCCACTTGGGCGTTACTGTCGTGCCGTCGATTTGCAGAGTAGATGGCCAATATGCAGTAGCTCCGTTAGTGTTGGCCCACACAATTGTGATGCTGTCTCCAACTGCAAGCAAACTCGACAGTGTGGTCGAACCATCACCACGTACGTTGATCGTGTGATCCGCTGACGCATCTGAGGTGTAATACCAAATGCTTGCCGTTTTTACGTCAAAGTTAATTGTGCCGGTAGCAGCAGAAGCAACCACGTTCCAATTTTCTTCGAGCTGATCTACGACCGCCGAAGCAAGTGAGCCCCCTGTAATTGTGGCTCCACTTACCGTGCCATTGGTAATGGTCGGTGTGCTAACCGTCGGTGTGTTAACCGTTGGCGACGTCAAGGTCAGGCCAGCAAGCGTGGCTGCCCACTTAATGCCGTTTGTCTGCGCGGAGTCAGCAACCAATACGGTGTCGTTAGCTCCGGCAGCAACCCTATTTGTCGTCGTACCCGAGTAACCAATCAAGTCACCTTTTGTGGTTTGCAAATTAGCCAACCGGTTTGCCTGATAGATCGTGTGGGCATCAAGGCAATGTTCGACAATTGCGCCCGATGCATGGGACTGGGCACTTGACCCGTCATAACCACGTTCAGTAATTGAAAATGTATTGGCCGCACGCGAACCGACGAGCATCTTTTCTTCGGTAGCCAAACCTCGGTCTACCACAATGACAAACGGCGTCGGGCCAGTGGGATAGCTCGAACCATCACCCACCGCAAATGAAAGCGCAGTCGTGTTAATAGAAGAAGTAATTGCTGTGGCTGCTGCACCACCCGCAAAATCTTTCCTGATGTATTCGTTAGCCATGAGTCCTCACAATGTCACAAGTCGAACTGTCAAAATACCCTCAAAGCCGTTATGCGTGTCTGCCCAATCATGTGGCTTATACTCATACGCTTCAATACGCACCCGTCGTGATTCGGTTCCTTCTACATAGGTAACGGGTCGTTTGCTTTGCCAAACCTCAACAAGGTTTTGAAGTTGTTCTGATGTGCTCATCGACATAAGTTGTCCCTGACCATCATTGACAACCGTCTTGCTGAACAACATAAGAGGAACCAGAAACTGTTCAACAGGCGGAACTACTGGGAAAGCCCTAAGCCGCCAATAGTGGAAGGTCGGAGTCGATGTGCCAGGTCCTTCGAGCATTACGTCAACGACAAAATAATTTCCTTGCTCGCCATCCAACTGAACGTCGACGTTGACCTGGCCAAGCAAACTGGCAGTAGCCGTATTAATTTCTTCACCAAGATCGTTCGTTACACTGACAGTAATTTTTTGGTTTGCCGCAAGCTGTGCGAAGTCAGCAAGTGCATCTGTTACCGACTTCTGTTCGACGGCTCCGTAGTAGATCTTTCCGGAGGAAAGTGTTCCACTTGTTACGTATCCGGTTGTTGACGATGCGTAGACCCCGTGTGTTGCAACACCAAATACTGTCCGGTTATTAAACCGAGCAACTGCTGTTACTGTTCCCGTTGCTTCAGCATAAACATCCGTTGCATAAGCAGGCTGCAGTTCCGCTGGTGTAATGGAAATATCAACCCGGCCACAACCTGTTTTGCCAGTGGCCATATTAGACCAGGTAAACCAAATGTACCGACCTTCAGCAAACGCCCCACGTACATAGCCAGGGTCGTCGATCAGGGGACCATAAGTAATTGATCCATCCTGGCCCACATTGGAAAGACGAATGCCTTTATTGGTGCAGATTAAAACTACACCAACATGGGACACAGCGTTAATGAGCAACTCGTTCTGACCAAATGGTGCGGCTTCTGCGCCAACCACCAAAGCACCAGCCGAAGAAATGCTAAATCCATACAGTTCGGATTTAATTCCCGCGTAACCGCCAGCGTAAATCTTGCTACCCACAGCAAAAGCAGTCGTCCATTTAAATGACGTCTGGAAATGTTCAAGGATCAGAGTTTCAGTGCCACTTGTGGACATGCTGTACAGGTGGTTGTCACGAGACTTTAATAGATAGTTGCCGACAAACCAAAGGCCATCAGCTTCCCCATTATGCAGTTGGGATGCGGCAGCGGAAGACGGATCGACAGTAAACAACTTTGTTGTTGTGCCAATGTAAACGTCAATACCGTCACTTGCGAGTGCCTGAGGTGTCCCGGCTAGACCAGTGATCTCTGTCCATGTGGACATGTCGCTGCTGCGATACACGCCAGCAGAATCCATAATGTAGATATGTGATTCGGTAGTGACGATCTGAATATTCGACCCGTTAACCGTGGTGTTTACAGTACCGGTACTGGGAAGTAAACGAAGTTGCCCTTCTGTCCATACATCAATTCCAATACTGGTATTGAAACGTCGTGCATCTCGATTGTCACCGAGATCCATAATGCTTTGACCCGCACCACCATGCCAGTTTCGGCGGTAACGCCACCAAGCTCCATCGGTATTAAAGAGACTGTCGTCGACCTGTCCTGTTGAAACAACAGCATCGCGGAGAGTAGCCACTGAGGTGCGAGCGTAGTTGCGTAGATCAACTGCATAGGACTGTCCGTCTAACCGTACCGTAAACGGGACAGCATCGTTTGCGCTTGTGCTTCCTTCATAAAAAATGAAGGGGTTTTTGCCAAGCAATACTGACAGCATCAGCTAAACCTTATGGGATACTGCCAACGAATGCGATCAATCTCTTCTTGCTTGCGGCGAATGTACAACGGGTAGATACGGGTTGCTTCTTCCGATGCAGCTTTCGGCGGCACTTCTTCTGCTCGACGCGGAAGATCTTGTGCGACACGTGCCGAGCGACCAGCTTCTGAATCTCCCAACAAACGCCACTTGATACCCATATCAAGAACATCAAGTTGGCTTGGAGTCATACCTACATCATCGACAAGGTCTGCTGTCCATGAAATAGAATCGAGATCAAGTGGTGCCGCCGCCAGCAGATAGACCTCACCTGCCCGCACAGGAGGAAACATTCTGAAAAGGCTTCCGGAAGTCGGGCCGCCACTCCACGAACCACGCACTCCACGCTGAAGCCTTCCGGCAAGACGAGGCCACGATGTGGAATCTTCGTCTGACCACTGGCGGCGAACATCAATCAGCCCGTAAATGTTGTGCCACGAGCTCGGCAAGTTGATCGTGTCTTGCGAGTCGGCAACACTTTCAGTCCGACCAACAGCTCGATACAACTCAGGGCCCCACGATGACAGTTCATCGATGAGAGCTTCGTAAATATCTAGACCAGAAAACCGAGGATTAATTGAGACTTCGTCATCCTCGTCGTGGCGCATGGCGGTTGAACCATTCCACCCACGAAGAACCTCACAGGTCTTGGCGACCCGATCGACGGTCATCACCCGCATCACTTCATTGGCAACCGAGAGAACAGCCCCGGTTACTACCGATGCAGGAACTGCGTATGTAAACGTAACTGTCGTTGCAGTGGTGCTGAGGTCTGCGGCCAGCGTGTTGATCTCGTATCTAAACGACGAGGCCAACTGACGCTTGACTCGTTCGA